ATCAGCAGCATCATCAAGATCACCTGTATTACGTAACTTTTGAGCCATAGCATCTTTAGTGTTAGGCTTAAATTCTTTTGTTGACGTAGTTTTAGTTGATTTAATGACTTTCTTAGGTGCAAGAACTTTCTTCTTGGTAACTACCTTCTTAGATTCATCATAGAGACGAGCTTTATGAATCAATTGGATTGCTACTGGATCTACTAGATTGTTAATAATCTCAGCATCCATGCCTAGTGTGATTGCATATTCACGAATAGAATCATATAAATTAGAATTCCAGTTCGGGATAGCCTTCTTAAGTTCAACAACAGCCTCTTGTGCTGCTGCTTTTAGTTGCTCTTGTTGCTGCGCTGCGTTCTGTTTAACGAACGTGTCAGCCTCTTCAGAGATAAAACGGAAATCCTCCCAGGCGGCTTGCGCTTCTTGACGTAGTGCTGCAAACTGATCAGCATCGAGCTGTTTACTTGCGACAAGCATATCAATTTTACTGTAAGGTTCCCAGCGATCTGCTGCCTTCTGATATAACTTTTCGTATGAAACTGCGAGCTTACTTTCAGTGTGCTCTATCGCCTTGCGCTTGGCTGCTACTTCTTGGTTTTTCCGTGTGAGTGCTTGTTCTTGTCCCCAAAGTCTTTTTAGTTCTTTTACAGATACCTTTTTAACTTCACCGTCCACCTTGACTTCTACTTCGGCATCATCTTCAAGAGTTTTCTTAGCCTCAGGCTCTTCTTCCTCTTCTTCAGATTCCTCTTCGTCATCTTCGGTTTCTTCTTCAGTTTCTTCGTCAGGGTCTGTATCGTCCTCTTCAGATTCTTCAGTTTCTTCTTCACTCTCGCCTTCGTCCTCTTGAGTTTCCTCATCGGTGTCTTCTGGCTCTTCTTTGACTTCAGGCTTATCGGATGTCTCCTCTGGAGAGTCCTCTTCAGTCCATCTGTCCAAAAATGCGTCCTCAGCTTCTGCTTCAGTTAAAAGACCTAGTTCAAGCTGAGTATTTGTTCCTTGAACCACGCCCGTTTGGGTAGTAGTTGTCATAATGTTTCTTCTTCCTCGGAAGTGTTATTAGATAAAATGTTGTCTTTGATTACAACCCATTGCTGTAGTACAGCGATAAGGTCTTGCAAAGAACGACATTGGTAATATGCTGAGTTACGGCCTTCTACATCATTAGGTGCTGAAGAAAGGAACATAGAGATGTAATGATCTAATAGTTCCTTACTTAGCTGATTAAATGTGGTGTTAGACAATAAATCCTGGGCCGAGGTTCCCCTCGTTACCAGTTGTTCTTCATTCATAAATCTCTCCTTTATCTGAATGATTAGTTAGGGGATACGATTGCTCGTACTTGTTCTTCTGGTGCCTGTTTTGCAAGTTCCATCTCTTGTACAGAGATAGCTGCCTTAGAGGCCACATCGAAGTCTTTACGTTCTGCCTCACGTTCACCAAGGAACTTCTCAAGCTCATATTTGAGTCTATTGATCTCAATCTGTTGAGCTTCAAGTTGTGCATTGAATTCAACCTTCTTAGAACTGTTATCAGCAACTTTCTCTTGAGTAACGACTTTACGCTCTTCAAGTTCCATCTGCTTAACAAGTACTGGGTCTGGTTGTGGAGGTTGGATTTCTTCTGGCTTCATTAGGAATGAGTTGATATTCTTGATACCAGCTTTTTCCATAATGGTCTTAGCCATGTTGTATTTCTTATCTGCACCGTACATAGATGCTAGTGCTGGATCAGCAGATAGGAACTGATGTAATACTACATACTTCTCAGATTCTTTCTCTTGCTCACCGTAGCCAAGCTTCATCTCTACTACAGCGTCTGTACGCTCTTCCCATGTTGACGGAAGGACTCTTTGGAAGCTACCAGCTACCTTCATCACTTTCTCACCAACTTCATGAGCTGTTACTAAACGGTATACTTCTAAGTACAAAGGTTTCAAGAAACCATTAGCAAAGTTACGAGCAATGATCTTTTCACGTTGTTGTGAAAGAGTTACTAGATTCTCTAAGCTACCTTGTGAGTTCTGCTTAGAAATTGCATCTTTGTTCATGCCTTGAGACAACTTAGACACACCAGTAGCTTCTTCCTTATCTTCATCCAACAATTGAATTGTCTGGAATACGAATGGGTTTAGTGAAGCTTGTGCTAGTGGGCTAATACCATCAGGACGTGTTACGTTAACGATACCACCAAAGCGGTTCTCAATTAACTCCTTAGGATTAGTAAGGGAGCCTTTAACGACCTGGTAACGTGGGTTGTTAGTACTAACAGTGTGGTCAAGAATACCACGTACAAGTGTTGTACGAGCATTTTGAGTAGGAATAACTTTAGCTGCATAGTTAGAGCCATAGAAACTATGAGGAATTGGTAGTGGTACAAAATCAATGAAAGGCTTCTTGTCTACTTCTTCTTCGTCAAGAATAACATTATTAACTTTAACTACTTTATATAGTTTAGTTTTACCAGTACCTTCTTTATCTAAATATGTGTAGCACTCATAGACAATTACTTTTCTAGACTGTTCCTGGCCGTTGTCTTCTAGGTTTAACCTGTCGGCACCAATAGACTCAAAACGAGCTAGAACTTCAGGGTCTGTAGTTAGTTCTGCCTCATCACCACCAGGGCCAATGTCAGCGACTAGCTCAGGATCATAACCCTCTTCAATTAGGTCTGAAATAGACTTAGAAGTTCTGTGGGCTACAAAAGGGGCCTCTTGAATTGTCTTTGCCTGAGGAGTAATTAAGAACTCTTCTGGGGGAATTACGTCAATCCTAACCTGACTCTTGTTAATCTGGCGAGTTAGCTCACCACTGTATAGGCCAGTAAGCTCATCTACTTCTGCTTCGATTTCAGTAATAGAGTCATCGGCATAGAGCACGTCTAATTCATCAATAGTGATGTTTGAAAACTCTTCTTCGCACTCTTCTACCTGTTTATCCCAGTAGACCTTAGCGACACCTACACGAGCCATTAGACCATCCTGAATTACATCAGAGAAAATCTTATAGCCTGGGTTTTGACGGTGTACAACAAAGTCACAATAGTCTGTCTGCACTTGGGCAGATTCTACGTCATCTTCACCTTGAGGATCAAACTGGACAATGCGATTACCTGCTGCAAACGTTTCTAATAATACTGCCTTAAGAGACTCCACTGAATCGTACACGTCCATAGAGACGTATTTAGATTGTGATGGGTGAGTAGGCTTAGGTAAGATTGCATTATAGTAATCTAGGACCTTCTCACGCTCTTTGGAGAGCTTTGAATCATAGTATCCGACTGAAGATTTGATCTGCCGTTCTACGAGACTTGCAAGCTCATCCTTTTTAATTGGTTTAAATCTTTTTTTATCCATAATTTCCTAAAGGGCTTCGATATAGAAATCGTCAGTGACTTCAATTGGAGTAAACCTACCCTCATGAACGTGATTAGCTAGTGCTAAAGAAATAACACAGTCATCATGACAGCCGCTTTCGGCTTCCATACCGCCAGTTTCATTAGCGATATATGTCATTAGTTCACGAATGGTAATCTTATCGTTTAACTCAACTTCTTGCTCTCGTAGAGAAGCCCTAAGTTGGTCAATAATTAGAGGTTTTGTTTTTACGTTTGTTGTGAAACCGATCTTAACTGTTTCTTTTTCAGTAAGCTTATCAACATCCATTGTCATGTAGACGTTTGGATACGCTAAGTCTTTACCTAATCTTGTACAAGTTAAAATACCATGGTTATTATTTTCAGGAATAATCTTAGCTACGTTATAATACATACCTAAATGGTAGAGTACAGTAGCAAAGTAATCGGGGTGAACATGAGATCTGTAAACAGCCACCTGCCTCTTCTTTGAGTCAAGCACTTGAGCTACTGAATAGTCACCACCTCGGACACCCATACTGATGTCAGAGCCGATATAATAAGTTTCACCTGGATCATGTTGTTTATAGACAATCAACTCGCCTCTGTTATTTTCAACCCACTCTTCTTGTTCTAATGCCAATCTTTCAATTGGATCAGGAGCCTTGTTAAGCATATTCTGTAATTGCTCAAGGTTAAAGATAGGTCTACCAGACGTAATGAAGGCTTCTTCAGGAGTCAGAGGGTATTCTTGCATGAATAATTCTCTACCTGATGCAGCTATCTTCTTTCGTCTAAACATTAACTGTTCATTGTCGAGCCCATGTTTTTCAACTAGCTCTTCTTCTTCAGGAGTAATCTTGAAGGTTGCAGGAACTGGTTCACGGTACTCTTTTTGTATGTTCCATGGAAGGAACACTGGTATAAAACCATTAGTACCCTCTACGGCTCCTCTCCATAACTCTGCAAAAGGGCCAGCAACACCGTTAGCTGTGCTTTCGACAAAGATGGCTGTGTCTTTAGAGTTTGGAATCGCTTGTAGAATAGCGTTAAGGTTATCTCTTGCTGACGCAGGAGGCCAGAAGGCTAATTCTGATAAGTGAGCGTCTGTAATCGTTTCACCACGGGCAATACCATCACCACCAGCTGTAGCAACTGCATAGGCACTATCAAGTAAGTTAAATACTAATTCTTTTCGAGATGAATACTTTGTCTGAGGTTTTAAAATCTCTGGACAATTATCATGGTATCGTTTAGTCAAGTCAAAGAGTGATTTAGTTGACTCAGCTAAGTGAGTTACAACCAAAGCCTTCTTAGCTTTTCTTTGAGACACCCTAGAGTATAAGAAGCCACCTACAAAAGTAGATAGTCCCATCTGACGAGCTTTTAGAATTACGATCCTGATTTTACCTTCAGTCGCTAACTGGTTTTCAATCTTATCTAACAAAACTGTTTGCGCTTCATTAAGAACAAAAGGCTTAATATCGCCATCTTTAGTTCTAACTTTAAGTGCGTGTTTAGAGTAGAAAGAGAAATCAGTGAATAGTCTTTTACGTATTTCTAAAAGCTTATCATCCATGATTACTCAATCTGTTTTGTTTGTTCCATCTCTACAGCGATGTCCGCTAAGAAATCTTCTGCTCTCTTTACTGTAACTTCAGCTTGAGATGCAGGTTTTGCTAGTGTGAAGTCTAGTACTAATCTAGCAGCCGCTAGTTTATCTTTAGGACTAATTGCTTCCATTCGCATTGTCTCTACGGCAGCCACAATAGCCTCACGAGCAAATTCTGCCTTAGGTACTACAAAACCTTTAGTTTCTTCCATATATTTTACGATTTCCTTTGCTTCGTTCTTGGCAACCTTGCGCTGCTTTCTTAAATTCGCTTGGCTATAACCATCTATAGATCCAAGAGGCCTACCGTTTTTCTTACCGTTTGGGCTTAGATTTCTTCGGTCTGTCCAGATTTTCCACAGAGTCCTTCCCTCTTCCGTCAGTTGCATCCTCACGAACAGGTTCTTCTCGGGGTCCGTTATTGACCTTCTCATCTCTTTCTGTCTTTTCTTTCTTGGCTGGAGTGGTGCTCCCATTCTCTAATTCCTTTATATCTTTCAAACGTCCTGTCATGGAGTTATGTACAACTTCATAGGATAGTTGGCTCGATGTGCAGAGAAGCTTAGGTGGGAGGGCTTTTACCCACTCCTCACCCAGCTTTACCTTATCTGCATTTGACAATGATTTACTTTCAATCATCGCCTCGAACTGTGACCATTGCTGGTATAGTTCTTGTGGTTTCATTTCTCTCCTTTATTTCTTACCAAATTTAGTAAGAGGCATTACCATTTTATTTAAATATTCAATCTCAGCTGGGTCTGTTGCCTTAGCTAAACGTGACTCTACAAGAGCCAGTTTGTCTGCTGGAGATTTAGTACCTGCTATCTTAGAAGCGAAAATACCTAAAGAAGGTGTCGGTGCAGCTTCCCTAGCCAACTTAGCAGCCTCTGTAGCATTTTTAACATTGGCTTCATAAGAAATAGGGTTACGGATACCGCTTGACAAAATACCTTCAGATGCAGGAGCAGCTTTACCAGCTATTTTTCCCTCTTCAGAAAGTCTTCTAATAAGGTTTTGTACACCGTAGAAAGTGTTAGTGTCTTTAATGTCACCACCACTCTTTAGAATTTGTCTAGCAGCGTCAGCAGTTCCTTTAAATTTAGGATCTACTTTTCCATATTGAGACACAACTCTTAAAGCATCAATAGCATCAGCAGAGTTTAAGTTTAATCCTGATTTACCGCCAGGGAGTAACTCTTGGAAAGCACCACCCAAAGGCATACGGCTTGCACCTAAAACTTCATTCTTATTCTTTAGAATTTCTACTGCTTGTTGGGCTTTATTTTGTTTTAAGGCAGCTACTCTAGCAGCGTCAGCTGATTTTGCTTTAGTGGCTAAGTTTTGTAAGTTCTCTAAAGTTGATGGGGAACCTGTGTTCAGTCTATTTAAAACAACATCAGCCGCTTGTTGGCTTCTAGGGGTTAATAGGTTAGAAGCTACGTCTTCCCTAGTCTGCCGACCTAACAACCTTTGTCCCAAACCTGTAGAAGACAGTTTAAGTGGGACAGGTATACCAAAAGCCATAGAAGAAGCAATAGTAGCAGGTGCTCTATCTAAACCTTCTCTAATTACGTTACCAACAACCCCACCTCTAGCTTTTACAGCTGAAGTTAATGTTTTACTTCTAATAGCCTTTTCAATAGCATCCGCTACAGCATCACCCTGAGGAGTTCCTCTTAAAGCGTTTCTAGCTTCAGCAGACAAAGAGTTCCAATTAGTTCCCTTTACTGCCTCTGATAAAGCCTTATAATTTTCATCCCTTTGAGATTTAGGAATATCATTTAAGGCTTTTCTGACAGGATCTAAGAAAGACTTAGTTACTGCCTGATTTAAAGTTTCAGCACTTAAAGTATCTGGGGCTTTACCTTTTACAAAACGTGTTGGGTCTGAAGCAACATTACCCATTCGCTTTATGATCTCAGCGTCCATTAACGCATTTTTATCGTTACCTGCGTTCTTAACAATGTTGTTTACAGCACTATTAAGCTTCTTAGCATCGTAACCAGCCTTACCAGCTGTCACTAAAGCTAGAGCAGCGGCTGTTTCAACTGGGGCAACTTCCATTGCACCGCCCAAACCTGCCTGAACAGCCGTACTAGCTGTTGATGTAGGTGCTGGCATTGTTGCTGTCAACACTTGTTGTGCTGTAGTAGGGGCACCAGTAGGTACGGCTTTGGCTGTAGTTCTAGCTAAAACGTTTTCAACAGCCCCAGGGACTTTAGATATTACATTACCAACACCAAGTCCTGATAACAACTCAGAAGCACCACCTACAAACTTCTCAACACCGCCAACTGGTTTAGGTAGGTCTAAGGCATTAGCCACTTGAGCACCAGCATTAGAACCCATACCTAAGTTTTGACGAATCCAACCACCTGCGTCTTTTAAACCGAGCATTTCTGCGCCAGAACCGACAGCTTCACCTACAGCTCTTACAGGGAATGTAAAAGCTTTCTCAGCACCTTGTAAAGCGTACCTTCCAGTTAATCCGCCCTGTCTACCGAGTTCCTCAGTAGTTGTTCGTTTAGGGGCCTCTTGAGAAACCTTAGGAGCAGCTGTAGTAACCCTAGGGACATCTTCAAAATCGGCTTGTTGTTTAGGAACCTCTTCCCAAGCAGGGCCGCCAGACTGTGTAGGAACTTCTTCCATTTTATTTTGATTTGTCATAGGCTGTGCTTGAGCTGGAGATACCACCATATCTAAGGTTTTTTCTACCCACGATTGTGATTTCTTAGGTTGACTATATGGACTGCTAGGAAGAGATGCCCAGGTTTTACCAAGCTTACCAATGGCAGCGTTGTAATCACCCTTTTGGACATCCTCTAAAGCACCACCACGTTTAATTAATTCTAAAGCTATTCTGTCTTGACTTTCAGGACTAAAATCGTTAATGCCGAGTTTAGATGCAACATCTTTGTAGGTAGTGTTAGTAATTTGATATTTACCAGCAGCTGTTGATGGGCCCTCTTTAGTGCGAAGTCCTACCACATTTGGATGCGCTTGATAATCTTCAAACTTTCCACCGCCTACAATAGTGTTGTAATCTGCTCCCTCAGCCTGTCCTAAAAAATCTAAGAATTTCTTTGTATTGCCATCCAGTGCTACTGGAACAGATTCCCATTGAGACATTATTTCTTTTTCCTTCTGATTTTACCATCAACATAGAAGTGCTCATAAGCTGGGTCAAAAACTAAACCAGCAGATCTAACAGCCGCTTCATCAACTGGTTGATATGTAGCAGCGTTAGGGGCAGCTTGAGAAGAACCAACAGGTTTTCCTGTGATTCCTGATGCTGGGTCTTGGCCCTTAGCTATTTGTCCTTGTTGATACTTTTCAATCTTATCAAGAACCTGTAAACGCTTAGTTGCTTGGGCCACCCATAAGTCAGGATCAGCCCAAGGTTTAGGCATAGGCGATTTAAATAGATCCATCTCTTGGTTAGAAATAGCACCCTTAGTATTCGCTGTCTTTAATAGAGTTTCATCTACAGTGATTTCTTGTAGTGCTAAATTATCAGCAGCACCTTTAGCACCAAAGAACTCAGCTAACGGTTTAACACCAGGAAGTGCCGCAGCTCTTTCTGTTAAAGGACGAGGTACTCTAACAGGTGCACCGTCTTCACCAAGTACTGGAGTACCATCAGGATTTAACTTAACAGGTGCTACAATATCCATTGCGTTTTTGTATCTATTCTTTAAGCTTGTTGTTTCTTGTAAACCAGCTGAGGCATCTTGAGCTGTCTTAATGTCTCCCTTAACATCTGCTAATTGAGACTGTACTCTACCACCTAAAATAATCTTTTCTAAACCTTGTTGGAACTTGCTTTCTCCTTGTTGTTTCAAGAAGGCTGCTACTTGATCGTTTCTTACAATCTTTGTTGTTCCGTTTGGAAAAGCGATTTGAGAAAAGGCACCGTCAGCCAAAGGAGTAACTTTTGGTCTGTTAATTTCAGCATCAGAGGCCTGAAGTTTTGTGATGGTTTCTGCTGGGTTTCTAGAACCACCTGCTAATAACGCATTAGCAAATTTATTTCCAAAACCATCAAAGAAACCGCCCTGCTGTTGACCGTTATTTAAAATTCCTTGGCCTTGTGCTTGGTTTAGCATACCTGGGTTTGGGTTACGATTAGCCGCTGGATTAAAACCAGGAGTGGCTACTGAATTGTCAGGAATAAATGTAGAACCATCGGCTGGAGTCTCTTCAGACAACATCCCCTGTTTTCGCCAGTCAATAGGAGTCTGGTTTTGTTCTTGAGACATCCCTGATAGAATATCAAAAATTGAAGCCATATTATTTCACCATAGAGTAATCAACCATCTTGTAACCATTAGCGGCCACAGAGATAGCTTGAGGGATAACTGCTTCAACTTCATCAGCCATAACACCACGGAACTTGCCGTGACCTGCAATATCTTTAAACTCAGGCTTATATTCGTAATCATAAATATTATGACCACCAACAGATTTACCTACGTATTGAACATTTTCTTTCATACGAGGATCAGAGAAGAAAGACTTAGCGATACCACCAAGAGTAGACGCTGTAGATGGTCTGTATGTCTCTGTACCTGATTTAGAAGAGGCTCCACCATCAAAAGTACCACCAATACCAGCAACACCTGAAATAGTCTTAAGAGCATTAAGAGTGTTAGCCTGACTTTCATCAAACTGAGCTTTCTGTGCATCCAACTCTGCTTGGTTCTGAGTCTGATATAGGCCGCCAGCTGTCTGTCCTTGACCAAATGCTGTGTTAGCAAAGTCTTGACCACCAGCCATAGCATTAATACCGAATTGACCGCCCTGTAGAAGCTGTTGATTAGCACCTAACAAGTTTTGTAGGTTCTGGTTGTATTGGTTTTGGCCCTGTGTAAGACCTGTAGAGAACAAATTACCACGAATGTTGCTTGCTAGATCGGTCATACGATCAGCGGCACCACGAGTAGCAATAGCAGACTCTACACCAGCTCTAGAAGAGTTAATGTTACCTGTGCCAGCAGCAGACCTGTTAATACCAGGTAGTTGTTGTTCAAATAAATTACGGTTTACGTCTCTAGTTGCAGCATCAATCATGCCTGAGACATATGGATTGTTAGCGTACTGAGAAGCAGTACCTAAAATTTGTTGTGTAGGATCACCACTGTACTGTTGAAATAGATCAGCAGCGTTAGCTCCAACGTTACCACTAGCCATCACGTTAGGAACACCAGCAGCAACACCTGCGTAACCTAAGTTAGCAGTGTTTTGTCCAAAAGTTCCTAAAGTATTAGCAGAACCTGTTTGAAAAGGGTTCAAACCAGCTACTCGTTGACCAGTATAAGCTGGGTTATTAATAATATCTGTTAATGTGTTACCACTAGCTGTAACAGCTTGTTGATAAAGAGGTTTAGCAATACCAAACGCTGCATTTGAGATAGCATCACCAGAACTAACTGCGCTGGACGTACCTTTATCACTGAAAAATTTACCCATTTTTACTCCATATCCATATTTCTTTAAAGTCGGGGAGGTGTTTTAGTCTCTTAAACCCAAACATTACTAAGAATTTTTGATGTTTTTGGTCATGTAAATCGTGCAGAGCATGGATTGGACCACCGTGTGTGTTTGCTACAGTATCCCAAGACACTTGTAGTTTTTCTTTTATACTTTTATTCCAGTTAAACACATCACAATGGACAAAAGTACCTTGTAAATGCTGTTCAAACTTTATTACATAATCCTCAGTAACACATACAGGCACCTTTAGATAGTGCTCATGTACTACTTCAGGTATCAGAGGAGATCCATAGATCATGGTCCCTCCAATACTTTGATTCTAGCTTCGGCCTCATATAAAGCCTCCACCACAGTCTGAAGCATAGACTCTAATTTCCTGAGCTCTTCCTGAAGATACTTCAATTGAGACTCTGGTAAGGAAGGCTGAGGGCTCCTAATGTATACCTGTAGTGGGGTTTTATATGACATTTTATCGCCTACTTGTTACTACTAGATCAGCATCGAATCCAGAAATACGGAAGTTCTCAATATCGTCAGTGCTTATCTTGTAAGCTAAATAACGACCTGCAACTTTAGTATCAATCTTGTATTCTGTATCTGGGCTGTATAGATAATTGGTTGAATATATAATAGCACCGCCAGGTAAATCTGTAGCTCCCAACTGCCATAAGAACTGGCCGTCAGTCACCTCAAATTCTGCCTGAGGAACCACGCTTCTAATTTGTTTATAACCTCGTAGACCTGCCTGTTGTTCATCCATATCAATTCCTTCACGAGCAATCCATGCTGGTTTGAATGTTTCTAAGGAAGCTGGTAAGCTCACTGCGCCTACCGTAGGTAAGTCAATTGCATATACACGAGACTCCGTAAGTCCATTAAGGACATCGGTAATTCCCAACATAATCGGAAGCTTTGGAGTAGACACTTCAAAAGATACATAGTCAGTGTTATAGTTTTCGTATGTGTCTGTAACGTCTGGGTATAGGGTTTTATTTAATATTACTTGTGCCTCAGCACCACCCACAATATTGGGTAGGTCCATAAAAGACCAAGTATCAGACCTGTAGTTATACACAGCGGCTCTATTACAGAACTTAGTGTTTGCAAAGTTAGCTTCGTTCTGACGAGTGTAGTAGTTGAAATAAATTAGGTTAGCTACTGAATCGTGTAAGACAAAACAACGAGACTTCTTATTTATGTCAAGGTTCTTATAGACAGCTCTGCGAATTTTTCCGTCAGCTAAAGATTTCTTAGTAGAGCCATCGTGTACATAGATGTCATCAGTACCAAAAACAAAATGTTTGCCTTCTACCTCAACAACACAGTTTACGTTAAGGACACCACCAGTAGGAAACAATCGTCTAAAGTTAAAGACAAAACTAGAGCCAGTATATTCCATCTTCCAGACTTGATCTGAAGAATATAATACAAACTCTGTACCTAATGCTAGGCCATCAATTAGTGGGTTCTTTAATTCCCCTAATACGTTCTCACCTGCATTATTAGTAGTTAATGTTTCGTCCCAATCAATAGAAGATACTGTTTGGCCGTATTGAATAGCATCAGACCATTTAACCATCGTAGGATAATTAATAGGGCCTTTAGTGACGTTAAGCGCAATAAGGAAGTCGTTATAAGACCTCATGACTGCACAGGTCTCATCAGCCGCCCAAGAAGCAGTATTAAAATATTGATAAGCTACATCAGTAGTTATGTTACGGGCATAAGGCCTAGTGTTTTTACGAGACAACACAGAGATGCCGCCAACTTGAGTAGAAGCCCATGGCTCCTCATTGGTAACTAAAGTTCCTGTAACGGGGGTCTGTAGTTGCAACTGACCACCTGGGTATCCACGTACAGTACCATCATTGTCACAAACGAACACTGTCTCACCAGTAGCAGGGTCTGAAAGAGATCCTACATACCTAGAGGTATCAGTATTGTTTCCCTCAGCGGCCTCATAGGTTACTGTGGCAGACGCCCAAGTATCGGTACCAAAATCATCCCATGTCTTAGAAGACTTAACAGCCTGATACAACTGTTTGAATACAGGTGCCCTAGAGATCCTGTCTTCGTCAAAGATGACATTGTTGCCATCAGAGAAAGCGTTGATAGGAAGGTCATAGGGGTTAGCATCAGTAACAATCCCTACCCCACCTAATTGTCGAATAGGAAGTGTAGCCATCTTAAGCCTTCATAATGTATGCTAGTGCGTAGTAAGGGGGTCTATTCTCATGAGCCAAACCACCACCAGTAGTAGTAGCAGAAGCTGTAATAGTGTGGGTGTGATCGCCAACATAACTAGAAGAAGCAGAGATCCCAGTAAGAGCTGAAGCAGTTTCAGGGGTGGCTAGGATATTGTTGTTTAAGTCACCTTCTACGGTAGGGTAGCCAGGAGCACCAACACCATTACCTGAATAGTAAATATGTTTATGTCCAGGGTCTGAAATAGAGATACTATGGCTATGACCACCAGCACCTGAAGATGTCGCTGAGATGTTATGGGTGTGTGATGGGATCTGAGACTCATTTAGAGTTACAGTATTAGCACCACCAGTAGCACCGATAGCATAAGAAGTACCAGCACCTACAATAAATCTATCACGTAAGTCTGGAGTTCCGTTAGTACCATCACATAGGTTCCACCCAGTAGGGGCAGTAACCCCACTCCACATAGCAATAAGACCAGTAGGTACTGGCATATTTAATTGGGCTGGGGTACTTGTGACAGCAGCATTAAGATTAGGAAAGGTATCTTTTAATACCTTCTTGATTAGACGTAAATGATCATCGGCCTGTGATACTGTATCAGTAGACAAAGGATTAGACGTATTTAAGTCTGCAATATATGAAGCAGATTCTAGAGCCATAAAATTCTTTCAAAAAGAGGATAGGTTGTCCAATGCGTTGGGAGACGTTTTGGTGTCTTTACACTGGAGATACTTTTTCTATCCACATCAAGGCCTCTTCGCTCCAATAATAGTTTTTACTATCGTTTGGTTTATCCAGAGGGGCTTGCCATTCGTTGTTACTATCTAATTCCCATGAAGGATAGGGCGATGGGTTGACAAACTGTTTATTCGTAAAATCGTAAGTGCCACCAAATACAGCAGGTCTTGAAGAGCCTTTGACAAAGTACTCAATAAACAATGAAGGCTCACCTACTAATCCAGACTGAATTGTATCAGCGTCTGTTTCGATAGTGCTAGTTACGATACCGTTTTCTATTTTTGCAAAATAAGCCATGTTTATCCAAACGTAATTGAAACTCTACCGTCACCGCCCTTACCACCAGCTTGACCAAGATTATCACCAAAATAAGTATGTGATGAACCACCGCCACCACCACCACCATCTGTTCCAGGTAAACCTGGGTTGTCTCCACCTATTTTAGATCCACCAGGACCGCCAGAGCCAAGAGAGCTACCGCCACTGTAACCAGGGACATCTGAGCCGCCTGTGCTACCACCACCACCAGCGTTACCGTTCCAGAGTGTTTGATTAACAATAACTCCTCCAGCACCCCCAGTAGCAACCCCTAACCCGTTGACGCTACCGCCTGAACCACCACCGCCACCGTTTAAAGTAATTGTACCAATTGGTAAGCCGTTAATAACTGTGGCTGTTCCAGCACTTCCTGCGATACCGTTTGCGTAAACACCGCCAAAACCACCGCCAGCACCTCCAACACCAATAGTACCAGAAATAACTGTACCTGGAACTACCTCAAAATTCTTTACTGGGAAGTATGCACCACCACCGCCACCACCGCCAGGACCATAAACACCTGTGTCAGCGTTAGAGAAAGAACCTGAGCCACCACCACCACCGCCACCTGCTGCCGTTATGTTTAATGAAGAAATACCATTAGGTACAGTAAAACTAAAAGAACCTGATGTGAAGTTTAAAGACCCTGTTGATTCAGGTAATGCTTTTCTCCAGACTCCATTTTCGTTTACCCAGACTTCTTTAACTGCTCTCCAAATATTACCACTGGTACAAACATATACTAATTTAGTAGCATATGTTGTTCCTGCGTTGGTTACATATAAGTTAGCCATTATTAAATCCTATACCAAACGTCACCGTTAGATCCCCCAGAGGGAGCAGAAGTAGAGATTGTTTTAGCACCAACTGAGTTAGAACCAACTACGTTCCCATTGACAGTTGTGCCTGTAATTGAACCACCAGTAATAGTCACAGCGTTTGAGTTCTGAGAAGACATTGTACCAAGAGCAGCAATGACAGCATCTAACTGTTGCTTAGGAACAGCCTGTAGAGCACTAGAGGCATTTCCAGGTAGGCTTAGGGGGCCAGTCATGGCCACAGAACCATCCTTAAGGACGGCATTAATTGCATTGTCTAACTGAGCATTTGTAGCGTTAACTACACCAGCCACGTTAGGGAAAGTTGCTTTAAGGGCAGCTTTAATAAGACGAATATGGTCATCACCAGAAGCAATAGGATCACTTCCTAATGGGTTGGCAGCATCCAACTGGTTAATATAACTAGCGGTTTCTAAAGGCATATACGGACTCCTTGGGGGAAAGTAAGGGCACCCCAGGGGGGTACTATTGTAATTCGGATTAAAAAAACTTAAGGGATATTAGGTAAGCCGCTAAGTTAGTAAAGGTTAACTTAAGGGGTCTTAGGGTGTCTGTTGGGGACTCACTCTCACGTGAAATGTCAACAACAACAACAACGACAAAGGGGTTTAACGGCTTTTTGAAATCAACCGATTAAGGCCCCGAGGGGGGTACTATCGGGGGCCAAAGGGGGAAAGCGGGCCAAGCTAGGGAATGGCACGGGCTAACCCGTTGATATATATAGATAATCATGAGATAAACTATCGGATCAGAATTCCTAAATAGCGTTTTACTCATTAGGCCATTGAGTGATTACCATTAGATCTAGGAAACTTTTCTAAAATGGCTTTTTATCTTTTGTTTGAAAACACGGGGAATAGGGCTAGGGATCACTAGGAAAGCATTAGGGATCCGCTTAGGTAAAACTTAGGACAATGCTAGGATAAAATCTAGGGCTCTTATCGGGGCTCTTATGGCCTCCCAAAGTTACCCAATGAATACAATCTAAGCCGTGTTATCGATTACCAGGTACGCTCTATTTTTCTCATAATGTGGAATGACAAACGACAAAAGATTATGAGACAATCACTTATCAATTAATTTATAGGAGCATAAAACATGAGATTAGAATTAGACAATGGCTTAAAATTGGTAGCACTTAAGGATCTTAAGGCTGGGGAATTCTTCAAGCGGAAAGCTGATAGCAATAAAGTATTCACCAAAGCGGAATATAGAAGAGATCTAGCAAAATACCAATGTGATGATCATTGCGACATATGGGGCAATGGTTTACAATTAAAGGGGAAAACTTTAGTATTTGTGGGCTTTACTTATTAAACAAGGGATAAAACAAAATGACAATTAAAAAACTATTTAAAGGCTTCGGCCGTTACCGTGTAGCTACCTATTGCCCAAAACATGGGGTAGAGATCAATTATTTCAACGATAAGGCCACAATGACATGGGCCCTTGAGTCAAATTCTACTGTTTGGAAATTGGCTAGGGTACAATCTAGATTTTTAAAACGTGATATTCTTAACGTAACTTTTGGGGGTGAAAATGTTAAATAAATTATTTGAGTTATTTTTAGGCCTTGTTTTGGCCTTAGCTTTTTTCGGTATGTTTTGGGTATCATTCTTTTTTGATCGCTTACCAATTTAAAGGGCCACAATGTCAACACTATTTAAAAACTATTTAATTAATTTCGATAAAAAGCCTAGCAAGGCCGTACTCATGCGCTCAATTGGTAAGTGTTTAGAGCAAGGAGCTAAATCGATCTCGTTAACCTGGGGGGAAAACTGGATAGATCTAGATTTTCACCCGAACCATGAACAATGGTACGGCCAGGGCTGGATCAAGCAATTAAGCGGGGACGATATCGCCCAGGAATTAAACACAATCAGAAAGCAAGCTATAGAAGATATACAGGCTTCTAGAAAATTCTATAACGATCATTTTCAATTTATTAAAGTGGGGTTTTAATTATGAGTTATCAAGTTATCAATTTTGCAATGCCTAAGAGCCGCATTAAATCTATTAAAGTGGCCCAGGCCATTGTTGGATCACTAGGAAAGCCTAGCAAAATGCCAGGTTTTACTTATGGGATATCCGCTAAACTTTGCAAAGTAGGCGCAAAGCTGGCCAAAGTGCCTGGATCAGTTTGTTTTGATTGTTACGCTTTAAAGGCTAACTATCAATATCCCAGCGTTACAAAGGCCCACGATCAGCGAGAAAAAAGCTTATCTAGCCTAAATTGGGTTGATAGCATGGTTTTTATGATCAACGCTAAGGCTAACCCTTATTTTCGCTGGCACGATGCGGGAGATTTACAGTCATTCCAGCACTTATTAGATATCGTGAAAATTGCGGAACAATTGCCTAATGTTAGTTTTTGGCTCCCTACTAGGGAAAAGGCCTTAATTTTAAAATATCGTGAAGCTTTTGGGGCTTTTCCTAAAAACTTATGTGTAAGGCTATCAAGCGCAATGATCGATAGTAAGCCATTGGCCTACTTTGAAAACACTAGTACCGTACACGATAAAAGCGAAGCCCCAGGCCATGAGTGCCCAGCGTATAAGCAAGGCAATAAATGCCTAGATTGTCGGGCTTGCTGGGATAAATCAGTTTTAAATGTAAGTTACAAAAAACACTAAGAAAGGTATTAAATGAGAAAATTTCACTTACCCATAAAACCTAGGCAATGCCCAGGATGTAAAAAGTTTTTAAGCTATCAAGGCTGGATATTGTGCCGAGACTGTAGATAAAACCATAAGACTATAAACCAAAGGCCCTGGCTATATGCTGGGGCTTTTGCTTTGTGGCCGTATATAAAGCCCTGGGCGGGATCCTGGGGCTTTTGTTTTATGTATTACCCGCCAAGAAACGATTTTAAGGCGGTTTTAAGCCGTTTTCTCATGTTACCTAAGGGCTAACCTAGGGAATATAAGAAAAGAGCTTATAGCGTGTTTTGAGCTGTTTTGTAGGGTTTGGCCTTGTTGGCCTTATGTTTATTAGGTTTTTGCCTAAGAATTGAGGTTTTATAAGGCTCTATGGCCTATATGTACGGCAGTATAAGGCTTTCAGGACAGTTAGTAAAAATAGGTAACTGTATGCTGATTTTTCATGGTTGAAATTTGCCTATATATCGTTTTAATCAGAAATTTTGAAAATCACTGGGAGTTTGGAAAAGGAGCCGAGGATAATTTGAATTATCGCTCAGACCCCTTCCCATCCCATTAAACCACTTTAAATCTTACAGTTCACAGACTCCAGCGGAACAAGCCAATGTTTGGGCTCCCTCCACGTTGTCATCAGACTCCGTAAGAATATCCCAAGAAATCTCCTGGGGAATTTTACTCATTAGCTCCTCGTACTCTTCTTTAGTACAAGTCTCATAAGGAGCTTGTCGGTATGTACCACCATCCATTGGAAGGAAGGATACACCGCTGATCTCATCAAAGTGTTTGTATACCCAAGCACCCACCTCAACCCACTCGTGTTCTTGTACAGAAATCGTAATGGAAGGCTTATGCTCAGTATAGTGTCTCTGATAGATCAACCAAAGGTTTAGATGCTGAGTAGCTGTTAGGTCACTTCTAATCAAGGCACCCTCAGGGGCTTTCTTAGGAAACGTGAATACACTTGTGCTATCAGGTTTCATGACATCAGCTTCACAAGGGACACCAGACTCCTTCAGGAAGTTTGTAAGAGGATCTTTATTATCCCCTCTGACTCTTCTGAAGTAATACGGGTCGTGTCTTGTGTGGATACCTGAGGCTGAATCAACTAATTGCGATACAGTACCTGAAGGTTTCACAGCTGTAATTGCAGTAGACTGAGGGATGTTGAGCTGTTCTGCCCATTCCTTGTTTGTCTGTACTGCTACTTCTCTTAAGTTTTCTAACCTTGCTGGTAACTCAGGATCATCAGGATTGTTATACAGTGGATTATCTAGGATACCTGTTAAGGATACACCTAGTAGTCTTTCTTCTTCTGTATTCTTTCTCCAGACTGCTCTCAAGTACGGGAAGTTAGTTAAGGTAGCCTGTAGTGTTCCTAAGATAGTCGCTAGTTTAATCTTAGCAACTACATCAGCATGACTATCGGATGCCCTAATGACTACTTCAGTTAGGTTACAGAATTGATAAGGTCTTAGAATGATCTCACTACATGGGTTAGTACCAAACTCATAAGTGCTATCTCTTCGGCCATTCTTGGCAGCTTGTTTCTGTGAAGCTTCTCTATTAAAGATGCCACGCTCACCTGATTTAGACTCATATAATGATAACCACTCTTGCATGAATAGGCCAATGTCTGGTTTCTCTGTGTAACAGGCTGAGTTATTAGCTAATGCTCTTTGACCATTCTGTTCCCACCAAGCACCTGACTTAGCATGACGCATACGATCATCGCTAAGGTTACTTAAGGAAATCATTGCTGATCTTCTAACTCCACCTACGACTACCACATCACCAATCTTACACATGATGTCATGACATTCTAAGGAAGTCAGTTTACGGCCCTGAGCACCCTTAAAGATCTTAGTAACGAATTTGAATAGTTCTTCTAATGGTCCAGGACCTGAAGCTCTACCACCAAATGTCTTAAGTCTAGCCCCTGCTGGTCTAACTTTGGAGACGTCCCACTTAGGGATCTCTCCAGACCACAATAGAGCCATCACTTGTCTTAATGCTTTTGCCCAGCCTTCTTTAGAATCCTTAACATGGACTACAGTATCTGATTCGTATAACTTCTCTGGGACTTCTGGTAGCTTAGAGATGTATTGTCTCTCTGCTGAGAATCCTACCCCAGTGCCACATAAGAGGATGTACATTGCCTCATCAAAACTCTTAGGGTCATCAATGGGTAAATAACTACAGTTATATCCTGCTGTGTTATCTCTCTTTAATGCTTCTCCTGCTGTCATGACTGCTCTCATTGAGGGCATAACCTTCAGGTCCACTATAGCCTCACTTAAGATAGCCTTAAGATGACTCAGGTCTAATCCCTGGGACTCCTTAACTTGACTTAAGATGAAATCTATATATCTATCTACAGTCTCACTCCAGTGTTCTCTTCTATTCTGCTCAGGTAAATACCTAGCATATCTACTCTTATGGATGTATTGTTGATACAGGTCCATACTTCTCCTTAGGTTTATTAATGGGTTAATGATCAGTACTCTTAGGTCTACTATAGTAAACTCTAGTTATCCTTAAGTAGCCTTAAGGTTTCTTGTGAGTATAAATACTCAACTAGGCTTGTGCTCCCCCTACCCCCTCATAAGAAGAAGTAAGGAAAGACTCAGTTATCTCAACTGAGGCAGTATGTCCCCAAACGAAGTGTTTCGTTCTATAGTAGGGGTACCTCAGCACTCCCATATAAATCAATGACTTAGACTGACCCCTACTCTTGATGAAAAATAGTTGTTTTCTTTATTATTTATATGATATGATTCGTTATCGATTCAAAAAGGAGATTCCACGATATGAAAAATAGTAAGCAGGTACCCCTACTCTTGACCGAATACATTTTGGAGGCTGTATGAGCATAGAACAAAATATTATCGAAACTCTCATGTCCCAGGACGGAGCAGATAGATATAAGAAGGATGCAGACTACAAAAGATCTCACCAGATGTTTACAGCACCTGAGTGGTCATTGTTTCGTAAAGCCTTTCCTGTGGTAGCTGATGCTGTTCATAAGACAGCAACAGATTCGCTATCAGGAAGAAAAAGACAAGCTTGGCAGGACGTAATGACTGAAGTAGGCACAGACAATGTGGCCTTCATTGGCCTACAAGTAGCCTTCTATAAGTCTATTGAGCGTAAAGCTGAGGTAGACGTGGCCAGTAGTATTGGTAAGCTAGTCTATGCACAACTAGAAAAGAAGCCAGAAGTTAAAGATGAGATAACATTAGGCTTACAAGTGCTTGGTTGTGTTATGGAATCTGGTTTATTCGTACTCCAGGCCCCTGAAGAGTTTAAGTCTTACACAACACTAGAGTTCACAGAGGAAGCAGTAGAACAGATGCACTCCCTTGAGGAATGGCAAAAGTACATGAGGCCTATCTATAGACCCATGGTGTCTAAGCCTAACTCAGTCCTAGTGGGGTCTTATCTTGATGCTAAAGTGGCCTCAACAGTGTCTATGGTTAAAACAACCAATAAAGAACATTCTAAGTTGATTCGCCATGCAGCAGAATCTGGTGCTAACTTCGTAAAAGCAGCCGATGCTATCCAAGAGGTACCCCTTAAGATTAACCAATGGGCCCTAGGAGTTGTTGAGAAGGCCTACAAGGCTGGTTTGAGCATTGGGAGTGTGCCTCCTATTGACTTGCCCCCAAAAGGCCGCTTAAGGTCTCAATTGAGGTCTCAACAGGCTGGATTTTTGACTGACTTAAATGAGGCTAAGGAATACTCAGCGTTTGATGAGGTGTTCTTACCTGCTACTTTGGACTTCAGAGGGAGGGTTTATGCCAAGCCACACTTGAACCACCAAAGGGCCGACTATGTGAAAGCCTTATGGTACTTTACTGAGGGTAAAAAGTTAGATGTGGCTGGTTTGGCCTATCTTAAGATCCACTTAGCTAACTGTGGTGATTTTGATAAGGTATCTAAAGCTCCATTTATAGATAGGATCTTGTGGGTAGCTAAGAATGAAGATAAGATTATGCAGGCAGGTACAGACCCTTGGGCTGACCAGTGGTGGACTAAAGCTGATTCTCCATTCTGTTTCTTGGCTGCTTGTCATGAATATGTTCGTTATTTAGAACATGGTGATGATTATGTATGTCATTTACCCGTGGCCATCGATGGATCGTGCTCAGGATTGCAACACTATTCTGCGATGCTTCGTGACGAGCAAGGGGCTGCTTATGTAAACCTAGTGGCCTCTGAGACTCCTGAGGATGTCTATAAGGAAGTTGCTAATATCGTTAATGAGTTAGTATTGGGTGATCAAGATGACCCTTTGGCTCAGGAGTGGTTAAAGCATAAGATTGACCGTAAGGTAACAAAAAGGGCCACAATGACTCTTTGCTATGGCTCCAAGCAGTATGGGTGGAGAGAGCAGATCATTGAAGATTTTATGAAAGAGTACGAAAAGGAGGTACAGCTTAACAAGAGGGAGAAGCACCCATTCACAGAACCTGGGAAAGCAGCAGGTTATATGGCGAAGAAGCTTGATATTGCCTTAAGAAGAACGGTAAAAGCAGCTGTAGAAGGTATGGATTGGTTACAAGCCACATCAGCCTTGTTAGCTTCTGAGAATAAACCAGTGATCTGGACAACCCCTATTGGGTTCCCAGTGGTCAATGGATATTATGAGCCTATCCTTAAACAGGTAGATATTAAGATCAAAGGTAAACGTAAACGTCAACAGTTGTTATTAGGCTATACTGACAAGCTTAAGAGAACTAAACAGAGAAGCACAATTGCTCCTAACTTAGTACATAGTTATGATGCTTGTCATCTCATGATGGTTGCGCTAGAGGCTAAAAAACAAGGTATTAAATCCTTTCTATTGATTCATGATAGTTTTGGATGTTTACCTACCGATATGCCTATCTTTGCTAATATTGTCAGAGAGAAGTTTGTAGAGTTGTATAAGAATCATGACCCGTTACAAGCGATTCATGAAAATGCTTTGATAGCTTTGTCTGATAAAGGCCAAGCTAAATTAACCGCATCACCAAGCAAGGGTAGCCTTGATATTGAGGATGTTTTAAATAGTCAATATGCTTTTGCATAAGGAGAGATGATGTTAAATAGATATGAAGTAGTTCGTGAGTTTGTAAACGAGGGTTATTTGATCCCACTAGACATAGCCGTTAGCTTGATGGTTGATGGTTATGATGTAAACGCATTACACAGAAGTCTTGAAGGATATTCTGTAGAAGATTTAATTGACATGAAGGAGTTAGAAAATGAGTGATTTAGTATCCCCAAAAGGTAAGTTCGCTTACCCTGCAATTACAAAGCCAGACTATGGCAATGATAAGCACCCAAAGCCGCATGGTGAATATAAGGTATCCTTAGTATTAACTGAGAAGGAAGCACAACCATTCATCAAGCAGTTACAAGAAGCCTATGACAGTGCTATTGAAGCTGGTGAAGAAGCTTTTAAAGAGTTGGGTGTAGCTCAACGTAAGAAGCTTGGCTCAGTAACTAAGAATGATCTATATGCTGTTGAGTATGATAAGCAGACTGAAGAGCCTACAGGCAATGTAATCTTCAAGTTCTCAATGAAGGCATCAGGTAAGAACAAGAAGGGTGAAGAGTGGCATCGTAAGCCTTCAGTATTTGATGCTAAGGGTAAGCCTATCAAGACAGCTATCAATATCTGGAGTGGTACTGTAGGTAAGGTAGCTTATTCTACATCTCCATATTTCGTAGAAGGTACTGGTTCTGCGGGCCTTAAGCTATACCTCAATGCTGTTCAGATTATTGAATTAGTTAACGGTGATAGTAAAGGTGCTTCAGCTTTCGGCTTTGGTGAAGAAGAAGGTTTCACTGCTGAGGAAGAAGAGTCTTTCCCATCGGCTATTGCTGAAACTGAAGAAGGTACTGCTGATGCTGAAAAAGAAGTGGACTTCTAAACCGAAAGGTCAGAAGCTTACTCAAGAGCAGGTGTTGCTCCACCATGGTGTCCGAAGTGGTTTAGAAGACACTATATGCCAGGAGCTCTCAGCTCTTGGTGTGGAGTACAAGTACGAAGAGTTAAAGATTAAATACACTCAACCTTCTAAGGTACGTACATACACCCCAGACATCGAACTGCCTAATAAAATTGTTGTAGAAATCAAAGGCCGCTGGGTTGCCGCTGATAGACAAAAGATAGCCTTAGTCAAACAGCAGCACCCCGATATGGACCTTAGGATGGTCTTCAGTAATTCTAGGGCAAAGATCAGTAAGACTTCAAAAACAACTTATGGGATGTACTGTGATAAGATAGGTATCCCGTATGCAGATAAACATATTCCACTTGAGTGGATCAAGGAAAAAAAGAAATGATTTTTATTGAATGGTTAAAGGGCTTGTTTGCCCCTAAGAAAACCTTAGCACCTCCTATGCCTAAACAGCGGAAGACAGCAGCTAAGAAACCAACAACACGGAAGAAAACAAAATGACACAAAACCAACAAATTCTTGAGCACATGAAACGTACAGGTTCAATTACAATGCGTGAAGCTTTGATTGACTATTCAGTACAGAGTTTAACTAAACGTATCCAAGAGCTTCGTGCTATGGGTTACAAGATTGACTCAGTAAAGAAACTACATCCAACTACTGGCCAACGCTATACTCGCTATACGTTGAAACGTAAGACACCTTTGGGGGCCTAATGAAACAATTTCAGTTTACTTGTGTAGAACAAGACACAGTTGTGCTTCCAGATGACTTTCCACAGGCTAAGACCAGTAACATCACTGTACAGTTTAATGACGGTGTTGTTTGGACGGTGGTTGTTGACCAGTTCTTAGGCTTCTTAAGTTCTGTATATGGTTATGATATACGTGATCAAGTAGAATATTTATCCTATGCGGAAAAGAAGCGTAACCTTGAAGAACGCTACGGTTTAGAGGAAATGTAATGACAGTACCCATCCATAAATTAGATTGTAAGACAGGATGCCAAGGAGATAGGCTTAAGTTCTTGTTTGAGCAATATGCTTTAGATATGGATGAGGTACTTAATACTATCCAAACAGATCATATTGATTTATGTAATATTATCGCTGAGGTTGTAGTCCCCTATCTTGAGTATCATTCTCAACGTGGTGACGAAGAAGCCCAAGCATTAATGATAGAATTGAGCCCATTTATATGAAAAAGCACGAGACCTCTTCAGAGTTCCTAAGACATGAACCGTGTCCCTCTTGTGGTAGCAAGGACAACCTAGCTAGATACACAGACGGCCATGCTTATTGTTTTGGGTGTGACCATTACGAAGCTGCTACTGATGCAGAACCAACTACAATTAAAAAGGAGAAGATTATTTCTGATGATTTTAATTCTTACAGAGAATCCTCTACTGAAGCTTTAGCTGCTCGTGGTATCACTGAAGAGACGTGTGCTAAGTTTGGAGTTAGAGTAGGTTACTACAATAAAAAGAAAGTACACTTCTATCCTTATTACAAAGACAATACTTTATTGGCCTGTAAGTTAAGAGATAAAGATAAGAACTTCACTGTCATTGGTGAGGGTTCTAAGTTACCTTTCTTTGGACAAAACCTATGGTCACCTGGGAAAATGCTGGTAGTCACCGAAGGAGAGATCGATTGTCTAACAGTATCCCAGGTCCAAGGTAACAAGTGGCCAACTGTATCTGTACCAGTAGGTGCCAAAGGAGCCGCCAGAACCTTCAGACAACAATTAGAATGGCTTGAGCAGTTTGAGTCAGTCATTATTATGTTTGATATGGACGAGGTAGGCCAAGAGGCAGCTAAAGAGTGTGCAGAGATATTAAGCCCAGGAAAAGCTAAGATAGCCTCATTACCCCTTAAGGATCCTAATGAGCTCTTAGTAGAAGGCCGCAGTCAAGACATTATTAAAGCTATCTGGAACGCTAAGGAGTTCAGGCCTGACGGTATCATCTCAGGTGAAGACTTATGGGAAGCTGTATCTCATGAGGAAGCTATAGACTCTGTATCATATCCCTTTGTGGGACTTATGGAGAAAACTAAGGGGCTCCGCAAAGGTGAGCTTGTGACTGTGACTGCTGGATCTGGCATTGGTAAATCTGCTTTTGTACGTGAGGTTGCACACCACTTACTTGTAACAGAAAAACAAAAAGTAGGTATGTTAATGCTCGAAGAGAATCCCAAGAGAACAGCATTAGGCCTCATGGGTATTCATTTAAATAAACCTATTCATATTTCTAAGGATGGAACCGATGAAACTTCGTTACGCACTGCCTTTGATGCTACTGTTGGTAGCGGTAATCTTTTCCTCTACGACCATTGGGGTAGCAGCGATATTGACAATCTTATCTCTAGAGTTCGATTTATGGCTCGGGGCCTTGGGTGCAATTGGGTTGTACTTGATCACTTATCGATTGTGGTCTCAGGTCTGGGAGATGGTGACGAAAGACGTTTAATTGATAATACGATGACTATGCTTAGAACTCTTGTAGAAGAGACAGGCATAGGATTAATCTTAGTATCACATTTAAAAAGACCAGAAGGAAACAGAGGACATGAGGAAGGTGCTAGTACCAGTCTTAGCCAACTACGAGGAAGCCACGCAATTGCACAACTTAGCGACCTTGTTATTGGACTCGAAAGGAACCAGCAAGGTGATTCCCCTAACACCACTACAGTACGAGTACTTAAAAACAGGTTCAGTGGTGATACTGGAATAGCTTGTGAGTTGCAATATGACAAAGAATCAGGTAGACTCACTGAGAGTCCATTTGGTATAGATAGTAGTTCTTTTTAAGGATGTAGATATGAATTTTATTTTAGAAGTTAATTTCATCACTGGTTTTATGTTAGGTTTTGAGTGGGCCCCAAAAGGACACTTAGATGAAGAAGAAGGTTACATAGTAGTAGACTTAGGCATCTTTAGATTCCTGGTAACATACGAATGATTTACGAAGGGAAAGCGGATGCTAGTGGACACTACTCAGTTTGTATAGGTAAAACTCTACATTCCCACTAGATGCAGCGAGTACCTTCACCTATTTTTTCCACTTCAGCGAAAGGGAGTTATGGCACTAATTTTAGATATTGAGACCAACGGGTTTCTACAAGATGTAACACAGATACATTGTTTAGTCCTAAAAGACACAAATACTAATGAAGTATTAAGGTTTGCAAATAATAGCGCATACCAAAGCATCAGAGATGGCTTACGTTATGTAATGAACTCTACTGATACGATTGTCGGACATAACATTATCAAGTTTGATATACCAGTTATTCAGAAGTTGTACCCTAATGATTTTAATGTAGCCCAAGACAGACTTGTGGATACTTTAGTTTTATCTAGGTTGATCTATAGTAACCTTAAGGAATTAGATCCTAAATTAGTTATGCTAAACACACCAGCTGTATACAGTGATGTAAACATGACTGAGCTAGTTAAAGAAGCTTACGTAAGACTACCCAATAGACTCACTGGGTCACACTCATTAAAGGCCTGGGGCTATCGCTTGAATGTCTTTAAGGGTGAGTATGGTGAGCAAGAGGATGCCTGGGAGACTTTCTCAGAAGAGATGATGGAATACTGTGTGCAGGACGTACACGTAACACACCAACTCTATGAAAAGATGTTATCTAAGAACTATTCTGAAAAAGCTATTAAACTTGAGCATGAGGTTGCTCTTATCTGTGCCCGTATGGAGAGATCTGGCTGGGTATTTAACAAGTCTAAGGCTGTTGAACTCTATGCAGGTTTAGTTACTATCAAGGAAGACATCCTTAAACAGATGACAGAGACCTTTGAGCCTTTAGTAGAAGAGAGATGGTCAGCTAAGACAGGTAAGAGACTTAAAGACAAGGTAACACATTTTAACCCTGGGTCACGTCAGCAGATAGCTGATAGGCTTATTAAGAAATACAATTGGAAACCTAATGAATACACTCCAGCAGGTCAAGTTAAGATTGATGAAGACATTCTTAAACGTCTTGACTACCCTGAAGCTAAGATACTCGCAAAATACTTCTTGGTGGATAAGAGGATTAGTCAAATTGCAGAAGGTGATCAGGCTTGGCTCAAGCTCGAAAGAGAAGGTGTCATTTACGGATCGATTAACACAAACGGTGCAGTTACTGGAAGAGCCACACACCAATCCCCTAATTTGGCACAAGTGCCAGCGGTGCGGAGCCCTTACGGAAAAGACTGTCGTTCCTTATTTACTGTGCGCCCAGGGTTTTCCATGGTCGGTGCAGACTTGTCAGGACTTGAATTACGGTGCCTTGCCCACTTTATGCACCGTTGGGATGGTGGTACCTATGGAGAAACAGTAGTCAATGGAAAACAAGATGACGGAACAGATATACACTCAGTTAATCAACGAGCAGCAGGTCTACCAACGAGGGATGACGCAAAAACTTTTATATACGGCTTTCTGTATGGAGCTGGGGATGCAAAGATTGGAGAAATTGTGGGAGGAAATAAAAATGACGGAAAAAGACTTAAAGAGCAATTCCTTAAGCATACTCCAGCCCTTGCAAATCTTAGAAAAAAAGTTGGTGTCGCTGCAACAAGAGGTCATCTCATTGGGCTTGATGGCAGACTCCTCCACGTTAGATCAGAACACGCAGCCTTAAACGTGTTGTTACAATCTGCTGGGGCCTTGATCAGTAAGCAGTGGATTCTAGAAGTAGAAGCCTGGGCTACAGAAAGAGGTCTTAAGTATGGTTGGGACGGTGATTGGACTATGTTAGGTTGGATTCATGACGAGATTCAGTATGCTGTGAAAGAAGATTTAGCTGAAGAGTTTGGTAAAGCTGTCTTAGATGCAGCACGTAGATCGGGTGAGTATTTTAACTTTAACTTACCTATTGGAGCTGAGTTTAAAATCGGAAACAACTGGGCAGATACCCACTAGGAGTAATATGATAGATAGAGTTAATTCAGTAATTCAAAAAGCTTGGTTACAGGGTTTCAGAACTAAATCTAACTTTGCTCGTTTATATGCTGATGAGGTGGCAATTGCTGCCTCATTAGGATTAATCAGTACAAAGATTGGTAAAGAAAAGTTTGATAAAACATGGCACATCACCCGTAAGGGTTTAGACTATATTGGAGAATAACATGAAAGACACGGATATTTTAATTAGTGAGAACAAATACCTTGAGCAGATCAATGAAAAGCTTATGTTTGACAATGAGAAAATGAAGCGATTCCTTCAGGACCTTAGACACCCTGAGGCTTATGGTCATGCTGTAACCACTGAGGTACGTCAAATTGCTGCAAGGATCCTTCAGGAGCTCCAGCTATGAGTAAATGTCACATTTTTGCAAGGTCTTTATGTTAATAATCAAGTGGTTAGGCACGATTTTATGTCTAACGGGAATAGCCCTTACTAGCTTCAATGTCTACCCCTTGAACATCTTCCTGAGTCTCTTAGGGAGCTTCCTATGGACAGTGGCAGGTTTCCTACAGAAGGATCCTCCGCTGTTCTTGGTTGAGGCTGTAGCTGTTGTGTTATACTTATCTGGAGTTATTACTTATTTGGGGACTTTATGAAAGAAGATTTAGTTTTTAGATTACGGAAACGAGCAGAGATTAGAAGACAGATTGATACTCGTAAATCAGTTCAGAATAACGAACCAGACCGTATAGCAGACTTGTTAGAAGAAGCAGCGAATGAGTATAAAAAAGTTTTAGAAACCATGGAAAAGTATAAAAAAGTGTTGATAGATATAGCTAATGATTATCCTGAGCTAAGTCACGACAAGGCTCGTATGCAAAACTTAGACCACATTAAGTGGTCAAAGGAGGCACTGAAATGAAAGAAGAAGCATTAAAGTTAGCTGATGAGTTAGAGGCATTGCATCAGTATGTACCAAGTGAAGCACCTGCCATGATTCGTAGACTTGTAGAACAATATGTCGATAAAAACGAAAAGCATCGACATGAGCCTGTTGCATATAGAGGCTATGACACTCAGCAGAAAAAGTGGAGGTTATATTTAAAAGAACTTGCACCACCTAATGCAGAACCGTTATACTCTGAGTATGAACACTTTAAAGAAATGGTAGCTATTTGTGTACATTGTGCTAAAGATTTAGGCATAGAATGGGAAGATCCTGATGAACGAGAATCAAAAGAAAGTAACTAAGGAGTATCTCAATAACTGGGATTCAATCTTTAAAAAGAAAGGAACTGTAAATGGAAACGAAGAAAATACGCAAGAACCTGGGAACAGGGGGGACTTATCTAATCAGCGGCCAGAAGCAGGAAGAGGTGATGAGAATCGCTAAGGAAACTAAGGACTCTATAGACTATTATTGTAGTCCAATGATCTACGGGCCCAATAAGAACTCTCAGGGTGAGTGGGTTGCTGAGGTGAGATACTATGGGTTGGATTAAATACGTTCTAAGTTTTTCACTTGGTGTTACCTTTGTCATAATTGTAAATAGTGTTACTTCTAATTTGGACACTTATAACTGTGGCTATATGAAAGGTTATACTACCCACGTGACTTATGATAATGGGCACCTAGTTTGTGTCTGGAGACAGAACAGCTGGCCTTTTAAAACTATTTCAGGAATTAAAGTATGATAAATGAACACGATATTAATGATCACGAATGCGCTCTATATGAGTTAACAAAAGGTGCCAGATTTAAACTAGACGATTCTGAGGAAATTAAAGTACCAGTTTCTTTTAATCAGTTTAAGATTAATGACATCTTTAAGTTTGAAAGAATTGACGGTATGTATAGCCGTTGTTTTGATAGTGAAGGCGCATTACACCACTTCGCTGCTTGGACTAAAGTAAAGGTTATTCATGAGTAGAGCACATTACCACTGCCCTGTATGTGGCGAAATGACCATGAGCGGTATTAACTGTTGTGAACACGAACAACCACGTCAGTTAGACTTAGAGCTTATTTTATTAGAACAAGAGATTGACAGCTTAAGGGCTGATATTGCTATCTTAGAATTAGAGAGCCATTTAATGCGGGCCCGCAATGAACGACTACAGGATGAGAATGAACGTCTAATGCGTAAACTTGCTGGCCCTTGTAGTAGTCACGCTTATGAAGAGGGCGATAAGTGAAGATAGAGTTTGTAAAACTGCCTTGGTTTAAAGGAACACCTGTTTACTTTCATTGTACCTTTTTCAGTAACGGTGATGTGTATACGGCATATAGATTTTTTTGTTTATCAATAAGGATTAGAAAATGAAAGAACCAACTAGCTTTAAAATTAAACCTAAATTAGAAGTAGCTATTTTCCCATACATTGAAGACACAACATTTAATATGGATATTGTTGTTAACGGTGAAGAATACAAAACAGTGTCAGTAGGCCTCAATAAACTATTTAGAGAGTACCTAAGTTTCCGCACTGTAGTAGGAGAAAACAAAATCAGTCCTAACCATAGACAAGAAGTTGTTGAGATGATTGCTTGTCTAAGATACATTGCTAAAGAGATGGAGGTTGAGGTTGACGATCTTATTAATTGATGCAGACATCCTAGCATACCAAGCGACCTCCTCAGCAGAGCAAGAGATTCAATGGGACGCTGATACATGGACTGTGGACACAGACTTAGGTGAGGCTAAGAGACACTTTAATAGAATCTTAGATGACTATAAGAAGCTCACAGGTATTGATAAGTATAAGCTATGCTTCTCTCATAAGAACCTATTCAGAAAAGAGATATACCCACAATACAAAGCCAATCGCAAGGGGCGAAAACCTGTAGGGTACTCTGCAATTAAAGAGTGGGCTCTAGAGGAATTCCCAAGCTTTATGAAGGACTCTCTTGAGGGTGATGATTGTCTTGGTATCTTAGCTACTAAGTTTACTAACCAGACCATCATTGTATCCATGGATAAAGATATGAAGACTATCCCTGGGAAGTTCTTTAGGATCTCCCCATCAGGAAACCATGAGATGCTTACGATTACCCAAGAGGAAGCTAACTACTACTTCTTGACTCAAGCGTTGACTGGTGACTCTTCTGATGGCTATCCAGGTTGTCCTGGTATTGGTCCTAAGAAAGCTGAGGAGCTACTTAAGAAGCACGGTGCTGTATGGAAGACTGTAGAAGACGCTTATCTAAAAGCAGGACTTACAGTAGAAGATGCACTGGTCCAGGGAAGATTAGCTAAGATTCTACAGGCAGACAATTGGGATTTTGATAAGGAGAAAGTTAAATTATGGCAACCAAAGTAAGAATCATTCAAAGGCCTGATGGGTATTATGAGGTCCAAAAACGAGGGTTGTTTGGTTGTTGGCGGTATCAGTGTGTAGCGTATACTTTAGAACACGCTGAGACAATTGCAAACAAAGTTTTAAACCCTATTGTAAAGGAGTATGAATGAAGAATTGTTCTAACTGTCATTGGAAAGTGACACCTGAGCTTCATGATGTCTGTTCATCATGTGATTACTATTCCACCCCTAGTGAGCCTTTTCCATACTGGCAACTAGATAGTAATAAGACTTATGGAGTTATAGAGCCAGAGGATGTAGTAAACAACCCTAAGCACTACACAGGACACCCTAGCGGCATCGAATGTATCCAAGTCACTGAATATATGGGTTTTTGCCTGGGAAACGCTATAAAGTACATTTGGCGGGCAAATGATAAGCATGAGAGTCCCTTAGAGGATCTGAAGAAAGCCAAGTGGTATATTGAACGTGAGATCAAACGATTGGAGAAAGAATGAAGCAATTTAAAATACCTAAGCAGTTTGATCTAGCAGGAGCCACATTCAAGGTGCTCATCAAGGAAGGTATCAGTAAGGCTGGGGCCCATGGCCTCACCCACTATGATGCAGCTGAGGTCTGGATTGATAAGGACCTGAAGCCTGAGGACCTTAAGGCTATCACTTTTTACCATGAGTTATTCCATGCCATGTTTAATACATTGGGTAAGGATGACCTTAAGAATGATGAGAGTCTCGTGGATGCCTTAGGTAATCTAATGTGGCAGTTCCATAAATCGTCTAAATATTAACTATTACTTTTAAGAAAGACAATAAACATGAGAGAATTTACAAACCAAGAATTGCTTGACATCTGTGATAATATGCCTGATGATCTTAAGAAATGCGGTGTTACTACAGCCGAAGATGGCACAGGCACTGTTGATTTAGGTGATTTTATAGTAAACTATGGACGTGCATTGTTAACGGAGTTAGAAAAAGATGAGCAAAAGGTATCTAGTCAAGGATGAAGACGGCCCCCTAAGAGTGTTTGACTCTAGGGAGGAAGCCCTACATTTTATGGATAAGGAGATGACTTTAGAGGTTATACCTATGAAGCCAAAACCAGACCCATTTAAAATAGTTGGTGATGCGCCATTTTAATGTTATACTAGATTTACTTTATAGGAGAGACACCATGAAAACAACCCCACCAGCAACCTTCAGAGAACTCTATAGAAGAGCTATACCAGCCCTATGGACATCTAGAGCTATGGTGAAGATTTCCTCAGCACACCTTATGGACGCTGAGAAGATAATAGGTAATCCACGTCTTGATGAGATCAGTACAGATATGATTGATCATTACAAGAATAAGATTTCCTTTGGTGTCTCTCCAGCTACGGTTAATCGTAAGCTATCATCTATGCACAAGCTACTTAAGTATGCTCATGATCGTGATTGGCTTGCTAAGATGCCTATGTTCTCTTGGAATAAAGAAGATAACGAGAGAGTTCGTTGGCTATCTAAAGAAGAAGAACTACAGTTATTATCAATGTTACCTAAAGATGTCTCAGTGTTCTGTGAGTTATTACTACAGACTGGTATGAGACGTAGTGAGTTACTAAACCTAACTCCTGATAATGTTGATGGTAGCTATATCCGTCTATGGAAGACTAAGACTGGTAAGCCTAGATCAGTACCAATGAGCCAAAGAGCCCAGGTATTGATTAAAGACTTCTTAAGTAATAAACCTGATGTCACTAGGATTCATAAAGAGTGGCTGAAGGCTAAGAAAGCCATGGGACTAGAGAACGATAAGAACTTTGTATTACACATCCTAAGACACACTACAGCTACCCGTATGTTAGACACTACTGGTAACATTGCAGTGGTACAAAGGATGCTTGGTCACTCCAAGATCACAACAACTATGAGATATGCTCACATAGCTGATGATAAACTGTTGGAGGCTGTACAAGCCACCTCAGAGAAACACAACTGCCTCGCTTAATTGCGGGGCTTTTTTTTTGTATCGTATATTATACATTTTGGGGGTATTTGTATATAATGAGATACAGTTAAGAAAAAAAAGGCAGCCCCTAGAGTTACCTAGAGACTGCCTGTGTATTACTTCTTCTTTTTCTTTGGTTTAGCCATGCCAGCTTCGCTCATTGCAATAGCGACAGCTTGTTTAGGGCTTTTAACCACGGGACCGCCCTTACCAGAGTGTAGGCCTCCCGCTTTAAATTCTTTCATTACTTTACCAACTTTAGTGGCTTGTTTCTTAGTTGCCATTGTTTCTCCTAAATCAATTCAAAATGAGGACCATCAAAGAAGGACTTAAAATCCCCACCCCAACGGATATTGATACGTAACTCCTCAGCTGCCTTTTTGACAGCTAAAGATAATGTTACATAGTGTTGTTTGTCCCAGGTGATCTTACCATCAACAATACACCCCAAGTCCACTGCATGGCCCGTAAGGTGCTTTGATTTGAGAGTCTGACTGAAACCATCAGCTACCAATTGCTTTTGCCTCTCAAGAGTCCTAAGACCCTCAAGAACACTAAAGTCAATTGGTGTGATCTCTATAGCTCTCTTTACGACTTTTACCAATCTCTCATCAACACCCTGGAGACGTTCTAAAGACTTGCTAGAGAGTTTAAATGTCATCTTGTGACTCCCTTGATCTTCTCATAGGTTCTTAGTCCACCGATACCCAATAGGCCACCTAAGACTGTCAATAGAGTAGTCATGTCAAAACTAATGTTAACCTCTTTTTGCCCTAAGGCTACTAAGATGAAGTTAATTATAGGGAAGACTACAAAGTGTAACTGGAAAGCTACACCACAAGTCCAACCAATGTTTGGTCGCCACCCTGAGACATATAGACTGGGGTTCTCTGCTTCTCTCTTGTTAATCTCTAGTTGTGCTAGGGATAGTTGGAAGTCTTGATCCTGAGCAGCTCTGATTAGTTCTGCTTGAGCTTTTTCTCTTGCATCTTTATCAGGGATGATTTTATCAAGGAGCTTTGCGCCTATTTCTATGATAGCTAAAGGGTTCATAAGTTATCCTAAGTGTTTTATAATCCACTCTTTAAAAAACATGATGGCCACACCAATGGCTGATATGAGGAACGCAACACCTCCTAAGAAGCCTTTGTATCTCGTCATCTCATCTTTTATTTCGTGCATTAGTTTTAGCATTTCCTGGTGATTGTCTTCTAATGAAGATACTTTAGTTTCCAGGACTGCTGTTCTTTCTACGTGGTCTGTCATAGACTTCCTTGAATAAATAGTAATTGCCATGAAGCAGGAAGCTCTAAGGTAGACACAGATAGGTGACTTAAGTTGGCCTCTTGTAACTGCTGCTCTACTTCTGATACAGTAAAGGCAGCCTTCATAGAGTTGTCAAAGTCTAATCGGAATTGTGCAAACTTAGCTTCTGGTGCATAAGTGTTAAGTATGTTGGATCTTGTATCTTTATCCTCTACCCTTACCATATCCATGATAAAGATTTTAGATCCAGGTTTTCCAACCTGTTTGATAGTGTCCCACATACCGCTAGGGTCAGCTAGTTGGTGTAGTACCATGCTGCTGATAATACCATCGTACTTTTCCGTGATTGATAGATCAGGGATAATACGGTTTTCTAAAGTCACATTAGGGATGTTTCTACTTTTAGCTATTTCAAGCATATTAAGAGAACCATCAATCCCCGTGAAGTGTACGTTAGGAAATGCTGAAGTTAACTTAGGGAAGTAATCACCAGCACCACATCCTATATCTAAGACATCCCCTGTCTGGTTAAGGTTTAGCTTAGAGACATAAATATCTATAAGAGGTGTCTTATCAAATTCAGCATAAGACTCTACCTGTAGAGGATCGCTCATGACTTCTGTTTCAAGTATTCTTGGCATTTTTAAGTTCCTCTAGGTAGTCCATTGTTTTTGTAGTATCAGCATAGCCATCATAAATAAAAGCATTAGGATTAAATCTACGAATTAAAGCCTCGTGTTTAGGACCTACTGTCTTTCCTTTCCACTGAGTAGCTACTGTAGTTGGTGTTAGTTTAGGATGCCATCTTTGAATAGATACTAATGGATAGCCTCTTAATTCTGCTTTGTCTCTAATTCCTACACCATGTGCTTCACCGTTGCGTAGTGTAGGTATTAAGGTTACTACGCTTTCTGTTACAGGTGTTTCTATTACCTCTACACCAGGATGCTCGTGAACAGGAACAAAGGGTTGAGGGAATATTAAATACAACTCAACCTGAAATTGCCCTTTACGAAACATACAAAAAGCAGTAGCATCATCAGAGTTAAACACTTCAACACCTACAGGAGGCATAAATGGTAAACCATTGTCTACATACCATTTAGCAAATTCTTCTGTTGAGTTCCATGTTTCAGGTATGATCATAATTTACTCTGCATTTTTTTTATAATTTCAGCTTCATCGACAGAAGTCACTGCACTAGAAGAATTCCAAGTTTCCCAGCCATTTTCATCGGTAGTAACAATACTGTATACCACCCCATGTCCATGAGTTACATAAAAAGCTAAAGCTCTTTCAGCTAGTTTTATTTTTATATCAGCTTCAGAATCAAAATATTCATATTGACCCGTAGCTGGATCTAACAAAGCATATTTAATTGTCATTATGATATTGCTCCATATCTAGTCCCTGTAGCTGCCCATGTAACTGAATATCCGTTTAAGTGAACAGCTTTACCACCAGTAGTTACAGAAGGATTAATTGCTGCTGTAGTAATAGTGCTATCACTTCCTCCACTACCTCCAGAAGCACCCCAACCACCGCCACCACCTGATCCACCCGACGAATAGTAATAACCCTGATACATCGAAGCAGCTCCACTACCACCTGCTGAACCACCAATACCTACTGCATTTTGAACAGCTGTTCCACCAGTTATTTCTGGTACACTGGCATTTCCTCCTGCGTTACCTGCTCCGCCGCCAACACCACCATAAGTTGTTACTGTTCCGTTTGATGCTGCAGGAGAACCTGTATTACTACCAGGCATAATCCTACCACCACCACCTCCAGTAATTGCATCTGTTATTACAGCTATTGAAGACGTTGCTGCACCTGCTCCATTAGATCCAGAAGAACCTATTCCACCACCTGAAGCACCTGTTCTTGAATAAGTAACAGGAGCTGTTCCAGCAGTGTAATAATAGAAAGAGCCACTCATACCACCTCCAGCTCCTCCTCCTCCAGTAACACTAGATCCTCCGAAACTACCACCGCCACCGCCACCACCGATATAACTGTTATTTTGAATAGTACATGAAACACCTAAGTTAATAGCATTACCACCTGATGATACTCCCCAATTTTGAATATTAGTAACAGGTGAAGTAGCAGCACTATAATAATATCCACCGCCATTGCCACCCATACCCATGATGAAACCATTATTAACTAAGGTTACACCATTAGGGAATGAACCATCAATAGTTAAAGCAGGTGTTCCAACAGCTGTTGAGTAAATATAATAACCAGATGCAAGTGTTGCTATAACAGCGGAAGATTGATTCCATCCAGCAGCAACGGCTAAGCTTCTTAAGTTTGCGTTTGCTTGATGAGACGAAATAGTAAAGCTAAACGTAGGACTTGCTAATTGTTTACCATAGAAATCACTGAAGCTAATTGCTCCAGCAGGGAACGTACCTGAACCACCAGCAGCTGTGTACCACTGAGTTCCACGATAAGAATTTAAGTCGTTTCCTCTACCAAACTCAGCATTAATCTGCTGGATCGATAGGGGTCCTGAAGCAGGTAGCGTCATAGTTAATTACCTTTCTTTAATTCTTCTATTTCTTTTCTTAATAAGACAACTTCTTTTGCTAATTCAACAGCAGCTACAAGAGCAGCGTTACCATATGCAACTGATAATTCTTTATCACCAATTTCAACAATAGCCTCAGGTAAAAACTTTTGTAAAGATTGAGCACCAACACCTACTTGTGTTGCTACTATATCAGTTCTATCATAAATACCTGATTTTAAATTTGCTAGTTGTTCAATAAAATCACTTGGTAAACTTTTCCAATTAGTTTTTACTCTTTCATCGGAGTAAGCTGTTACGTTTCCTCCAGCAATAAAGTTTGCACTATTATATGTTCTTACGTTATTTGCTTCTGTAGCATAAATGCCAACAGCATAAGTTGCATTATACCAACCAGCTTGACCAGCACTTCTAAACCAACCATCTCCACCATTTGTGTAAGCAAAGGCATTATTTAAATACCCAGCTGATGTAGCACTAGTAGCAGTTGTTGCTGTAGTTGCTGAGTTAGCTGTACTAGCAGAACCAGCAGTAGTCGCATAGTTAACAGATTGAGAACCGATGTTAGCAGTAGTAATAGCATCAGTAATACCATAACCACTAATAGTAGTTGGTGTACTTGAAACACCAGACCACGTAACTGAAGTTGCAGTAGCTGCGCTGCCTGAAACAGAGATTGCCCAAGTGCCAGTAGCGTTAGAACCAGAAGTATTCGCTTTGGTATCTAAAGAAGCCTGAAGGCCTGTAATCGCTGATATAGGGTGTTGATCAGTAGCTGATCTATCAGTTAAAGAGTTGTGGCTAGAAGCACTAAATGCTAAAGCACTAGCTTGTTGATCTTCAATTAGACGAACACCAGCAATTTGTACACCAGCATTGTTTGTATAAGTACCAACCTTTAATACTACCTGATACATAGTTACAAACTCAGGCAATGATAAACCATAGTCATCAAAGACTTCAGCATAAGCATCATCAATTTGATTATATGAACCACGGCCCATTACGAGTTTAACTGGATAGTTCTTATCGTTTGTAGCTACAACCCAATAGGAGATGTATTTGTTTAATGTGGAATCCGCAAGACTTCCTGAGTTACCTGAAATTAGGTTATAGGCTGCATATACAGAACCCTTAACCCACGGATCAGTAGCGGGAGTAGTCTCAACATACCCAGTACCATTCAAATAGATAACAGGTAGAGAAGCAATGGAATCCAATACTTGACTATAGTTACCTGAAGGAGTCGCTGAGTGAGTAATAGAGTGCTCTACATCTTCGTCAGCAATGTTAATAGGTGTTACGAAACCTACAGACACTGTGTTGCTGTTTAAAGTGTAATTGATGGCACCACCAGATCTCCAAATGGCTCCGATGTCTCTATGTTGAGAGTAGTGCCACTGTGTATCTCTTTGTACTGAGTGACGCTCATCACCAACAATAATAGCTTTACTATTTACTGCATCCCAATAAACGTATGCAACTAAAATAGAAGCCCTAATATTAGGTATTGAGGTACCTTCTACTAATAAACCAGTTACTGGATCATAAGTAATATAACGACCACCAGTAGTGTTTGTAAGCTGAAGAGTCTTAGCTACAGCAATAGTGTACTCAAGTCCTCTATAGTAGACTAAAGTGGCTGTTGTGGGTGTTAATGTTAGTGTTCTTGTACCGTTATCGAATGAGATAGTAGAAGAAGTTCTGTTTAAGAAACCAGACATATCAGCTGTAAGCTCACCGACTGTATTAACAATACCATCAATATCGACAGAAGCAGCAGCAGTGGCCGCATCTTGAGCATATTTCTTAGCTGAATACTCTACACCGTCTACAGTACCAGTAGTTTTATTTGCCCAGTCTTCTGCAAGATTAGCAGAGGCACTGGCATTGTTAGCAAAACCGCTTGCAGCAGTTGCACTATTAGCTGAACTAGTGGCAGAACCAGCAGAAGCTGTAGCCGCAGTTGTGGCCGTAGTGGCAGCATTGTTAGCCGTAGTAGCAGAATTGCTTGCAGCTGATGCAGAACCAGAAGCAGCTGTGGCCGCTGTTTGAGCACCAGATTTAGCAACCTCAGCAGCAGCCTGGGCTATCTCAGCGTTAACCTCAGCAAGCTCTGCGTTGTTTTCAGCAGTTTGAGCAGCAGTTGCACTTGTAGAAGCAGCAGAAGCACTAGAAGCAGCAGCATTTTGAGATACCAATGCAGCCGCAGCAGCAGCCTCAGCATTAACTTCAGCTGTCTCAGCGTTAGCCTTAGCAGTCTCAGCAAGAGCTTGAGCAGCCTGAGCAGCTATCTTAGCAGCCTCAGCTTGAGCAACACCAGCATTAACTGTCACAATAGCGTTCTGAGAAGCCAATAGAGCAGCCTCAGCTGCCGCCTGAGCAGCTACAGCAGCATTTAAAGTAGCCTGAGCTTGTGCTAGTAAAGAGGATACGCTGTTTTCAGAAGCCTTAGCGTTATTCGCAGAGGACAGGGCATTAGCAGCTGATGTTGCAGCAGCGTTCTGTGATAATTGAGCAGCTGCTACCTTTGCTTCTAAATCAGCAATTAACTCATTAAGTGTGCTTTGTTCAGGAGCAGGAGAACTGCCATAAAAGAAACTGGTAGTAGCCATGTTTTTCCTTATTAATATTCAGGATTGTTTGCAGAAGTAGAAATGGCCATACCCTCTTGGGCGAATTCCATTTCAACAGCTTGTGTTACGATTTCTTCATAGATACGGACAGCAGTAGCTTCAAAAGAATCTTTACGATCATCTAAGAAGAAGTCAGCAGCAAATGTTAAGGCACCATATACCAATAAATCTGGAGCTATCTCTGTAACAAAGTTTGTAGACGTATCAGATACTAGATCTGGAATCTCACCGTAGTAAACCATGTAAATCTTGTAACCCACAGGAGGACTAGATTTAATCTGTAGGCTTCCTTGGATTCTTGTGTAGATGCTAGGTGCATTACCTGGGGCATCTTGAGTCATAATATACTCATTTAAATCGACATACCTAATGGTGCCGTTCTGAGTATACAAATGCTTTAACTGAAGGAAATCTGTAGGTAGTGTTAGGAGGTCCTGGGCAGTCGTTCCTGTTGTATATACTACAGTCTTTTCCATACTAGGAATACGCAGAGTGCGTTGAATCCTTGCTACAGCCTGGTCAATAAAGATGTCAGCTTGTGTGTCTGTTAAATCATTACGGTTAAGGAGACCCTTAATCTGATTACGTATTCCTAATTTATTCATTTTATACCTTATCTGAGGTTACAAAGTACTCTAGACCTTCAGCCTTAAGTTTAGCTACAGATTTAGCTACAGGCTCCTTATGGACATCATAGCCCTCTGCAAGCCACTTCTCGACCACCGCTTGGGGGACTGAAGCAACCCTGTGCATTTCACCAGCCTTACTAAATTTAGATTGGAATCTGGCTTCCTTAAGATCATCTATCCACCACTGTGGAATGTCTTGAGATTTGATTACTACGAGACCTTCACTGTTTTCGTCAAAGTCTATTTGTTGTTCAATAATTTTTTGTGTCATGATTTTATATAAAAGAGGATGAGGCAGGTAGGAGAGAGACCCACCCCACCCAAAAACGGTTACTGTCCTAAATAGGAGAGGTTATGGAACCAAGTTAAAAAGAGGGGGACGTAACCCCCTCCTCTTATACCGTTAAACTATTAAGCAGGTACGTTACCGTTAGTACCAGTTAAACCAGTAATACGGCCAGTGCCTTTGTAGTTCATGTGCTTCAATGAAAGCTCACCAACGATCATGTGACGGTCAGAGTCACCTGTCTTAGCCAACAACTCACGTGTAAATGGACGTAAGTTAACCATTTTCCACATTTCTGGCTTGAATACCAAAGCCTCAGTAGCCTTGATAAAGCGGTTGATGATAACTTTTTGCTCACCGAATGGAGAAACATACAAGTCAACAGCGTTAACTACAGTCTTGCCACCGTCATTGATTGTACGGTTACGGCCAGCTGATTTGTCAAAGTTAGCGATGATCAAAGAATCAGCAGGTTTAACCATGATGTATGAAGCATCAGAACCAGCTTCGTACAACTTTTGGTTAACGTCAAGGATGTCTTGCTCTGTCAATGCGCCAGCTGTGTCAACAGTTACTGAAGCATCAATAACAGCTGCACCAGCAACGACTGTACCGAAAGCGTTAGCAAAACGTCTTGCTGTGTCTGTACCGTTACCTACAGTAGCGTTCTGAGCTTTACCAACTAAGTGGAACTCTACTTCACGCTTTAGCTCGGCAGATTTTTTACTCAACTGGTATGCAGTCTCCTTAGCACGGCCATAAGTAGCAATAGCGTCAGCAGTAGCAGTTACGTTAACTACTTTAGACATAATCTGTGTGTAGTTTTGACGTAATACTGTTGGTGTCAATGTGTTGTCAGAAGCTTGGAAGCCTTCAACTTGAGCGTTGTCAGCAACTGCTGTCAAGCTGTCTTCTTGCCAACCGAAAACTGTGTTAGAGCACTTCTCGCTCTTCAATAGAGATTGGAAAGGAGTTGTAGTTGGGCTGATGTTAGAAATGATCTCAGAGATGTCTTCTTTTTTACCAACTTGGTCATAGGTCTTAAAACTTGCCATTATTTATTTCTTTCTTTTTGGATTTTGGATTGTGAATGATTACTCGTCTTGTTGCCAACGACTTAAGAATAAATCAGCAGCATCATCAAGATCACCTGTATTACGTAACTTTTGAGCCATAGCATCTTTAGTGTTAGGCTTAAATTCTTTTGTTGACGTAGTTTTAGTTGATTTAATGACTTTCTTAGGTGCAAGAACCTTCTTCTTGGTAACTACCTTCTTAGATTCATCATAGAGACGAGCT